AGACCGAAGAGGAGTTCCTCTATTACCGCCACCTCGGGTTTGTCTACCGCATTCCCACGTATGGGTATGTCGTGAAGCTGATCGACTTTGACCGCGGGATTGTCTCCGCGCGGATCCAGGGCATGAAGGAGCCCCGTCAGTTTGTGAGTAGCCAGTTCCAGCCCGACGAGGAGGCGGCAGGTCAGTACAACATGGAGCCGTTCTACAATCAGGAGCGCCCGCACCTGCCTCCCTCTCCGTCGTTCGATCTCTGCCGGTTTGCCACGTCTGTCTTCTGGGACATGTTCCCCGAGGGACCGGAGAGCCAGAGCACGCACCCGCTCTTCAGTGTCTTCCTCGCGTGGATGACGCAGAGCGATGGAACGTCCGTGATGTTCCGCGAGTCCAAGGACAACCATGATCGCTATCACGGATTCCATCTCTACAAGGCGATTGCGCGCTATTGCAAGGACGCTGTGCCTCGCAAGGAGATCGGGAAGCTAACGGCGTTTCGTGTTCCGACGCTTCCGCTGGGATCGCCGTGTCTGTTTCTTGACGCGTGAGCGACGCTTGCGACCTCCAACATTGACGGGGTCTTCGTCCTCGACAGGAGGTGCGGTCGGACGAGGACGCGCGGCAAGGTGCTGAACAAACACCGGCCCAATGGCACTGGACGGTCCGTCGATCGCAACAGTCCGTTCGGCTTTGGACGGACCTTGGAAGGTGAGCACATAGCCCCCGTTGTACTGCGGGTTCCCGACCTCTCTCATCCGGACGAAGCGCCCAAGAAGGACACGTTCCGTCGTGGTAATGGGAGCCGGCGCAGAGCTCACCAGCTTTTTCAGCATCGAACGTGTGTCTGGAGGCACAACCGTCTTGGTTTCCATCTGCCCGAAGGTGGTTCCGGGATTCGTTCGCGCAATCCGCTCCACATCATCCGCGCTTAGGAACTGATCCATTACCTTCTCCGCGAGAGTTTCTGGCGACGACGGGCCTTCTTCGTCTTGCGACGCTTGCGACCCCCAATATTGCTCGGGTCTTCCCCGCCAGACGGACAGGCAAGGTCCCCAATCTTGAACGCAACCACCTTCCCTCCGTCAGCCGTGATGGTATAGGACTCAGTCTCTTCGAGAAGCCCCCGAAGCGTCGACGCCTCTTCCAGGGGAGAACAGAGATTCGCAAGGTCGCTGGCGGCTCTGGTCTTCTGTTTCTCCGTAAGGGAGTTGTACCACGCTGGCGTGTATGTCTTTGAAACCCGTGGCATTGTTTCTCTGCGGAGATAACAGTATGCGGACCTTCCTGAGTCTCCTGACGGCAGCGCTCGTCCTGAACACGGCGTTCGCTGTCCTCACCTACCTCTTCTTCCACGGTCAGATTCGTGGCGCGAAGACGTTTGTGGATTACTTTCATTATGCAGTGGGCTCTCTGACAACCGCGGAGGTTGCGGGCATGATCCCTGAGACCCCGGGTGCGAAGCTCTGGACCTCGCTCTATATCTTGACGGCCTGGGTGTTCTTCATCTATCTCGCAATTCATCATTTCACGTCGATCCGACTGTTCTAGAACTCGGGCTTGCCGACGAACATCTCCTGGGCATCCGGGAGTGCACTCGCCACAGCCTCGACGGCATCCGTCACGGCATCTCCGCCCACGGCATAGGTGACGCCTCCGGCAATCGCTCCAGCCCCCATGGCGAGCTTCGTGGCATCGAAGACATCCACCGCCTGGTGCTTCGAGCGACGATCGTAGATATACAGGAGCACAGTTACCACGATCACAGCGCCGACGACGAGTCCGAGAGTTTGAACGTCCATCTTTGTTCCCCCGCGCGAGAACGAAGCTACAGATTTAACGAAATGGGCTCGGCGGACTTGAGCTTCGCCTCCAGATCGTCCTCCGTTGCCACCGAATCGTCATCGTCGAAGTCATCCAGCTTGATGTCCTCGCCGAGCTTGATGGGCTTCGGGGCGTCGTCCTCGGAGTCCTCATCATCCGTCTCAAACTCATGGACGTCATTTGTCTCGGCGAACTGAACCGGGGGCTTGGCCTCCTCCTCGGGCTCAGGCTCAGGCTCAGGGGCAGGGGCAGACGAGGGTGCGCGGGCCTGGAAGTACGCCTTGCTGATGTCGCGCCACGGAATGAAGCTATCGATCGTCTCAGAGAGCGTGGTCTCGAGAATGGTCTCGATGTCGCGACGATTCCGGGCCTGCTGTTCGGACTTCACACCGATCGTGTTGAAGAGATAGGCATTGCTCCAGCTCTTGCGCGCCGCCAGCTTGTAGAAGCCGTGGAGGAAGACGTTGAGACTCGGACGGTCGAAGTCAATCTGAACGTGCGTCGCATCGGCCTGCTGGAGCGCAGCGAAGGCCCGGATATAACTCACGAAGACACCGAGGAGGAGATCCTCGATGTAGTCGCACTTCGACGCGGTCAGGATGCGCTGAACCTCCGTCGACAGGATCTCGTCCGTCCACTGGGGAATCCGCGTGAGGAGATTCTGGAAGGTCTGGAGGGTCTTCTCGGGTTGCTTGTTGCGCTCGCAGGCGGACTTTGCGCTGTCATAGACGCTCCAGAGACCATCCGCGACATGGGGGACAAGGGTCCGCGCCAGGTTCTCGCGGAGACTCTGCTTGACGAACTCACTGTTCATTTGTTTAGACAGAAGGCCAAGAGTTCCTCCAAACAGACGCATGCCACGCTTCGTTCTCATCCTGATGGTGCGAAATGAGGAACGAATTCTCAGGCGGTGCCTGGATGCTGCGATGGACGTCGTGGACGCGGTGTGCATTCACGACACAGGATCGATCGATGCCACCAAGACGATTGCCACTGAATTCCTCGCAGACCATCCCGGATGCCTGACGGAGAGTGTCTGGTCGGACTTCGGGACCAACCGGACGAACAGCTTCCGGAGTGCGAAGGAGTTTGTCCTCTCGAAGGGATGGGACCCGAAGGAGACCTATGGGCTTCTGCTCGACGGCGATATGGTCTTCCAGCCCGGGACTCTGAAGGAGACACCTCTCACCGAGCAGGGCTATACAATCCTTCAGGTCGCGGGAGCGCTGGAGTATCCCAATTGCCGTCTGGTTCGGTTTGACTATGACTGGGTCTGTCGCGGGGTGACGCATGAGTACTGGGACGGCCCGACGAGCGCCCTTCCCAAGTCTGTCTGCTGGATCGACGACAAGAACGACGGTGGATGCAAGTCTGACAAGTTCACGCGCGATGCTCGTCTCCTCGAACAGGGACTCAAGGACGAACCGACGAATGTCCGCTATATGTTCTACCTCGCCCAGACCTATCACAGTCTTGGTCGCTATGCAGACTCGATCGCAATGTATACGAAGCGCTATGAGGCAGGTGGATGGGATGAGGAGCGCTGGTTCTCTCTCTACATGATCGGCCAGAGCCATCTCTCGATGGGGGATCCGATTGCCTTCGAGGGTGCAATGCTCAAGGCCCATGCCTTCCGCCCCAGTCGTGCTGAACCCCTGTACAAGCTCACCAAGTACTTCCGCGATGTCTCGCAGCACTACAAGGCCTATCACTATCTCCGGATTGGACAGTCCATTCCGAAGCCAAACGATTCGCTCTTCGTCGAGACGGATGTCTACACCAGCCTGTTCGAGTACGAAAAGACCATTCTAGACTTCTACGTCGGGCGTGCGGAAGAGGGGTTGATCGCCTCGCTTGGCTATCTCCTCAAGCGGACTGACTTCCTGACGAACGTCTACCAGAACATGGGCTTCTATGTCAAGCCTCTCGATCTTCCGCTGAAGAATCACCCCATCGATCGCGACTGCGCGGGGTCTGATTATCATCCAACGTCCGTGTCGTGTGCGGTCGGCGGTACGCGCGCCATTCAGAACGTTCGGTTCGTCAATTATGTCATTGACCAGCGGAACGGCTCGTATACCATGAAAGAGGGCACCTATTCGGCAGACCACGTGGTCCGCACCCAGAACGTCTGTTGGGACGGAGAGATCGCGAGTCTCATGGACGATGCCTCGATCACGCTTCCACGCCGGGAAGCCAGGATTCGGGGACTGGAGGATGTCCGCATCTACCCGGATGCGGTCGGCAAACTCCGCTTCCTCGCAACCTCGTGGGAATACTCGGAGAAGATTCGCCAGATCGCGGGGATCTATGACATCCACGCCCATCGCTATGCCGACTGCCGTCTCATCGAGTCTCCAACGAACGCTGAGTGCGAAAAGAACTGGATCCCGGTCCCGAACACGCAGTCGATTGTGTATCGTTGGTCTCCCCTCGAGGTCGGACATCTCGAGGACTCGACCCTCGTGATTGACACGACGCACACCACGCCCTGGTTCTTCCAGCATCTCCGGGGATCCGCGTCTCCGCTCCGCTTTGGAGACGACCTCCTGTTCCTCGTTCACTATGTCGAGTACACTCAGCCCCGCAAGTACTATCATTGCGTCGTCACCCTCTCAGCGACCACCTTCAAGCCCATCCGCATCAGTCTTCCGTTTGTCTTTGCGACCAAGGGGATTGAGTACTGCATTGGGGTCTCTGCCTCCGGAACGTCCATGGTCTGCACCTTTTCCACCTGGGATGACAACCCGCGCACCGTCACGATTCCCATTTCCTCGCTCCAGTGGATTTCCCTCTAGACGTAGAGGTGGCGCCAGCTCTCATTGGGGCTCGCATTCAGGTCCTGCAGGATGTGCTTGGCGACCTCACTGGTGATCACGAGCGGGAGCGTGATCTTCGTGTAGAAGGGATAGGACTTCGCTGTCTCCGTATCCGCGATCCGGAGCAGGTTGATCCGCGTGACGAGACACTCGAGGGCCCGCATCAGCGTGCGGACACCTTCCTCTTCCTTTGAGTACTCTGTGATGAGGGTCTTGATCGCATCGTCGGAGAGCGTGACATCCGTCAGCTTCGTGCGCTCGAGGATCTGGGGCGCCACGTACTGCGTGAGGATGGTCTTCTTCTCCTCGGCCGTGTAGCCGTTGCACTGGATGACCTGCATGCGGTCCTTCAGCACCGGATGGATCTTGCTCTCGTCGTTGTAGGAGAAGACGAAGAGGCACTGGGAGAGATCGAAGTCGACACCCGCGAAGTAGCGATCGTGGAACTGGGTGTTCTGCGAGCGGTCCGTGAGGTGGATCAGCATGCTGATGATCTCCTCACCGTGGGGTGTCGTGCTGACCTTGTCCAGCTCGTCGAAGTAGAGGACGGGGTTCATGCACCGCGCGGTCATGAGGCTGTCTGCGATGCGACCCCAGGTGGAGCCCTCGTAGGTGAAGGCGTGTCCCACGAAGTTCGCGCTGTCTGAGGCACCGCCCAGACTGAAGAACTCGAACGGACGACCGAGGACCTTGGCGACACCATTGCGAGCGAAGCTGGTCTTGCCAACACCCATGGGACCGCGCAGAGCGATCACATTGCCGACCGACTGGGGATTGCTAATCCACTGGGCGAGGATCTGCATGATCTGGGTCTTCGCGCCGTTCATCCCGTAGACAGCGCCGTCCAGCGTCTTGCGGGTCTGCGCGAGAAAGTCCGAGCAGGGCTTGGGTCCATCGTCGAGCTTGACGGGAAGCGGAACATGGGTGCCAAACGGAACCCGAAGGAACCCATCGACCCACGACCGAAGCTTGTGATTCTCGCCACCCTCGTCGCTCATGCGATCGAGGAGATCCAGCTTCTTAATGACCGTCGCCTTGAGTGCATCCGAGATCGGAAGCTCCAGGATGCGGAACTTGTACGGAACATCGCCGTCCTTGACGAGCGCAGACAACTGCTTCATCTGCTTGTTGAGCTTCTTCTGCTTGGACTTGGGGAGCTCCTCATAGTAGTCTGCCTCATCCTCATTCAGGTCAAGGGCCGGAGCTTCCTCCTCCTTCTCCTTCTTGCCTCCCTTCTTCATGCGATGCGAGGGGACGTACTTGTTCATGAGGTAGCCGAGCAGACCGGACTTGGGAAGGTCCTCGTCCTCCTCCTCGTCCTCAAAGTCGTCAAACTCATCCTCATCCTCCTCGTCGTCGACAGACATCCCGCGACGGCCACGGTTATCAATTTCGATGCGGACGATGCCATGCTTGAGGACGGGGACCTTGATGAACTGCTCTTCTTCCTCCTCCTCGTCGTCCTCATCATTCTCGATCTCCTCGTCCTCCTCCTCGTCCTCCTCTTCGGTGTCCTCAACCTCCTCCTCGTCGGGGGGAGTGAAGTCCTCGTCCTCGGACTCGCTCTCTTCGGTCACCTTCAGGGTATCGTCCTCAATCCACTTCACGGACGGGTCGCGCTTACGAAGGTTGTACCGGCGAGGCATTCTTGCTGCCTCCCAAGAGGAAAAACGGCAGATGTTTCGTTTTCTGACACTAGTACAATGGAGGATCTGGAGGCGCTCATCGAGACGATTCAGACCGAGAACGACAAGCGGGCGGCGGCGGACCCCGTCGTCAAGCTCGCCCTCGGGACAGTCGAGACATTCCTCACGAACCACCCCGTCCTGTGTTACGGGGGCACCGCGATCAATAACCTTCTGCCCGAGAAGGATCGGTTCTACGTCCCCGGCGTCGACATCCCCGACTACGACTTCTTCAGCAAGACGCCCCAGGAGCATGCCATGATGCTCGCCAATCAGCTCCACGAGAAGGGCATCAAGAACGTGGAGGTCAAGCCGGGCATCCATCTGGGAACCTTCAAGGTGTTCGCAGACTATGAGGGCGTCGCGGATATCACGCAACTCGACGAGGACATCTTTCAGAAGCTCTGGGATGCGGGACTCGTGAAGGAGGGGATTCACTATGTGACCCCTGACTTTCTGCGGATGTCGATGTATCTCGAGCTCTCTCGTCCGCAGGGCGATGTCTCGCGCTGGGTCAAGGTCTACACCCGTCTTCAGCTCCTGAACAAGCACTACCCGATTGTCTGCAAGAAGGAGGACGCAGAGAAGCACCCACCGAAGGAGCTCAAGGCGAAGATCACGAAGATGCTTCGGACGGAGGATGTTGTCCTGATCGGCGTGAATGCAGCCGAGACGCACCTGGGACTGGACTGGACAATGCCGGTGACGCTTCTTGCGAACAAGGAGACCATCGAGAAGCTGACGAAGGGAATGGATGTGGTGGTCAACGAGGGCTCTGAGATCCTCCCGCCTCTCTATTTTGTGCGTCTCCCGGGACAGCCCGAGGGAACGACCGCCTATCTTCGCTTCTATGAGACCACCGCGTGTCATTCGTATCACAACGCGGGGGGCATCCGTGTGGCCTCCATTCCAACCATCCTTCAATTTTTCTTTGCGTATCTGTTCTCGGCTGCGACGAAGACCAACATGGAGAGCATTCTGTGTGTGGCCCAACGTCTCGTCGACCTTGCAGACCATAAGCCGAAGCGTCGCTTTGAGATCCTGACTCCGATTGACTGCATTGGACACCAGCACTCGCTCGTCGATATGCGAAAGGAGAAGGCCGTGCTCTACGAGAAGGTCTCGTCCAAGAAGACCTCCCCTGAATTCCTTCGCTATTTCTTTACGTATACGCCCACGATCTCGAAGACCAAGAAAGCCAGTCTTCGGAAGGCGCTTCGCAAGACTAGGCGTTCCTAAAGGTCAGTACCGTCCGATACTGATACGGCAGACCAACGCACGACGAGCAATCCTCCTTGCGTCCCTGCGTGAAGTCCAAGAAATACCCGTACCCATTTGGCGTCCGATTGCGCCACGCATTTGCACCCGTCGTGGACGCAAAGTTCTGATAGATCTCCTGAAGCCGAATCCGTTTCGTCACGTCAGAGGCTGTCTGGAGCCGGAGCCCCGTGATTCCTGAGACGTCAATGCCACGTTGTCCTCCGGAACTCATTTGTTTAGGTCGCAGAATTTAACCGCCCGATGTACCAGGTGATATCGAAATAGCCGTGCTTCCCAACGGACTCCTCGGGGAGCACCGGCGGGGGCTCGCTTGACATCGCACTGACCTCGGCATACGAGAGCGCCTTCCGCCAATAGTAGAGACGCCCGATGTACCCGTTCCAGTTCGGGCCCGTCGTGATCGGATCCTCATTGAGGTCCGGGAGTTGCGTGAGCGTGTGGCGCTGACGGAGGGTTCCGTTGATGTAGACGTCGACCGCCTGCTGATCGACCACGATCGCAAAGTGGATCCACTTCAGCGCGGGAATATTCGGGATGAGGATCGTTTCGCTCGTCCCGTAGGTCTTGACGGAGACGATCAGCGAATTCGAGGTCGAATCAAGCGTGAGCGACGGCGCTCCACCCTTCGAGAAGATGGTCCGAGGCGTGCCCCACCCCTGGGTGAAGTCCTTGAAGAGGACCCATCCCGTGTACGAATAGACACGCCCGCCTCCCTGGTTGAAGGAGGGAAGGAGAGAGGCGCCGGACCGAGAGGTCGAGTAGAGCCCCTCCTGGAGGCCCGCGATAATCGGTGTGGCATCCGCTGGAGTCGAGGAGAGGCTTGAGGAGATAATCATATAGAGGACGAATCCTACGATGAGGAGGATCCCGAGAATCACCCACCAGCTCATTGTGTGTTACGAAGAAACAAACCCTCGCGGACCAAGCCTCAGAATGGGAATCCGAGGGCCAGCCTGGGCAGGTCCCTGAGATGGCATCTGCGCTCCTGATGGAGTCCAGACAGCCTTCAGCATCGTGTCATAGGTCGTCCGCTTCTGGTTCTCGAGGGTTGCGGAACTGACCCTGCGATCGCCCATCTCATAGAGGTAGTGGATCCGAGATGGATCAGACCGGAACTCGCGCTCCAGGAATCCGCGCTTGGCCATGCGAATGGTCCAGTCGAGATCCTCACCCCGGACCGCATCCCCAAAGTGAACCAGCTTCGCAACATCGGTCATCATCGGGTTGAGATGATTGGGAGGACGCAGAAAGACCTCATCCCGTGCCATCATTCCGGAGAGGGTATTCTCAAGGCTGTGCGTGAAGGTATACTGCTGGATCTGTCCCCGAAGGCGCATGACGTGATAGCCACCCGCAATCGTGTCGCGAATGTCCTCGACATACGCATCCGTGATCTGGTCGTCGTCATCGATGAAGGACATGTACTTTCCAGTGGCACCCTGGAGAAGCTCTTCGCGCTTTCGACCCACACTCTTCTCGCGGTTGTCGAAATTGATGACGATGTCGACGCGGAGCCCAGGAGCAAGGCGATCGACCTTCTCGCGAATCCCCTCCATGAGAGACTTGAGCGAGGCCTCTCGCCCCGGAATCGTAGGAATGAGAATCGACCAGTCGTACGGATAGACCTTCCGATTGATGTACGTATACATGTCCTCGTTCCAGTACTTCTGATTGCGGTCATAGAGCGCGTCCATATATTGACTGTAGCCAGCCCCCGGATGCTCGTGGCGAATGATGCAGGATTGGATGTACTGGCACCGGTCTGCGTACATTCCGCGACAATGGTCCGTGAGCTCTGTATCGCAGAAGAGGCTCTTGTACGCCGGGTCGTAGATCATCCCCCGCTGATCATAGAAGGCCCGTCCAAAAATGCAGAGCGTATTGAGATTTGCACCCTGACATCCGTCGTTGAACCAGAGGATTCCATTGCGGTCCGGGAATCGGGCCGTCATGTGGTTCCGAATCACGTCGTCATAGCCTCGCATCTGCGGGACCATGTCATCGGAGACGAGCACGACGATATCCCAGTCCCAGTCGACTTCGCTCATGTTCGCATTACAGGCTTGGATTTTGTTGGAATTGGGACTCGAAAAGATCCGAGACCATGCACAGGGCGCCAGGAGCCTCTGGAGCTCTGCCGTGTCTTTCATGGTCGGATCATCGATGTCACAGGAGACCGCAACTCCGAGGAGTTCGGGATGGGTTGCGAGACGAATGTAGGTTCCAAGGGTTTTGAGAACGCGGGCCGGACGACTCCGCGTAGGGCACTTGAGAAGAATCCGCATACTCTTTAGAGTACATAGTTACTTAATTCCTTTCCAGCTTTATCGAGCGTGCTAAAGCGGAAGGTGTAGCCGAAGAGCGAGGCAATCACCGAGTCTGCAGGAGTCGTCGTCGTCGCAGGAGAGGGAGCCTGGCAATTCGTGCCGGCTGCAGCAAAAGCCTTCGCAGCCACTGGACCGATCATATCGGTATACGACTTGAAGTTGCAGACGGAGCCCGAGAACCCGTTCGCGTTGTCGCCGATCCGGACCTCACCCAGAACAGGCTTCGGGATTCCCGGGAGCACACAGGACTTCACGAGGCGCCCGTCGATGTAGATGTCCACGTTGCGCTGGAAGACCGTCACGGACACCGCAAACCACCGCTGGAGGGGGACGTTCTCGACCGTGCAGGTGAAGGAATCACCGGTCGCCGACGTCGCACCCGTGCCTCCCGTAGGGTAGATCGCGATTTTGACCTGGAGGCTGTTGTCCGTCGGGTGGAGCGTGATATGCGGGCTGACATCCGTCGACGCTGCAGCCGTCCCGACACGCTTGATGATCGTCTTCTCCTTGGAGAAGTTGTAGTCCCAGTCCGCGATGTAGACCCAGAACTGCATCCCGAAGGAGCCATTCGCTCCAATCGGAGCATTCGCCGCCGGAATAGTCGTCAGGATCTTCCCGGAGACAGGCGCTGGGACCTGATCGCCCGAACTCGAGGCGTCACCCGTCAGGCTGATCCCGGGCTTCCCCTTCGACTTCTGGATGGAGTTGTAGATGATGATGCCAACCAGGAGCGTAATCGCTCCGGCGATCAGCACCAGCACCGTCTTCGCGGATCCCGCAAGCCAGGATCCCATCCCGGACCGAGGGGGAGAGGGAGCCAACGTATAGGAGGGCATCGTCTGCGTCCCCATGGCAGATGACGTCCCAGAGGAGGATGTGAACGGCCACATTTGTATGAAGCAAGGAACTTTCTCGGGGAGGGGTTCCTTACACAATGGAAAAACGGACAGGTCTGCCACACCCCCATCAACAGCAGATGTTCTGTAACAATTGCGGTGGACGAGGTCACTTATTCCGAATGTGTAAAGATCCCGTGCTCTCCTGTGGTCTCCTCCTGATCGATGCAGGTCGACTTCCTGTGGACCCCGATGCGATTCGCGTGCTCATGATTCGTCGAAAGGACAGCATGAGCTTCGCCGAGTTTCTCCGCGGAAAGTATGACCCGACCAACATTCCGTACGTCTCGACGCTCGTCAAGAACATGACCTTGAAGGAACAGGTGGCCATTGCAACGGAATCCTTCGAGACGCTCTGGAAGAACCTGTGGGGCGATGACCGCTCGTCCTCGGATTTCCAGACCTCCAAGGAGCGCTTCTACCAACTCGATCGAATGGCCCTGATGCGCGATAACCTCTCCGAGTACACTGAACCCGAATGGGGCTTCCCGAAAGGCCGACGGATGCGCGGAGAGACGGATCTAGCCTGTGCGGTTCGCGAGTTCAACGAAGAGACCAATGTTCCCCGCGATGCCTACGTTCTGCTGAATAACATCCTCCTCGAAGAAACGTTCACGGGTCTCAATGGTGTCCGGTACAAGCACATTTACTACGTGGCCCTTCTCATCCATCCCGAGCTCATCAATCTCACCCAGAAGTTCACTCCCATGCAACGGAGAGAAATCTCCGGACTTGCGTGGAAGACGTTGCGCGAGGCCGACAGCCTCATTCGTCCCCATCATGTTGAGCGTCGAGCCATGCTCGGACAACTCACCAGCATTCTCTCCGTCTTCGAAACGGACTAGATCTTGAAGCGATACAGATACACGGTCAGGCAGTAGGCGACCACCGAGAGCAGGAAGACCCACCACCACAGCGGGAACACGGTGGCATCGCGGTCTTGAGTTCCAAAGGGACGAATCCGTCCCTCACGCCCAAAGGCAATGCTGGGCTTGAGATACAGGAACCCCGCCATGAGAAAGAGATAGATGGCGACCATCAGCGTACGATAGGATTTCCGCCCCATTATCAAATCCTCACGAAAAACAATGGCGCGACCGTACATCCTTCCAAATCGGAAAGCCTTTGCGGATGCTGTCGCTCGCATCTTTTTGAAGTACCCGACACCGCCTGCGTCCCAAGAAGACAAGGATGTCGATCTCTGTCTCAAGCGGGACACGGGGACACGTGAACTGCTGCCCCATCAGAAGATCGTTCGCGATTACCTGTCCGCGGAGACTCCCTATCGCGGTCTCCTGCTCTACCACGGCCTCGGGTCCGGAAAGACATGTTCCTCCATTGCCGTCGCCGAGTCGCTTCTCTCGACGAAGAAGGTCTTTGTCATGCTTCCCGCCTCCCTCGAATCGAACTATCGCGGAGAGCTCCAGACGTGCGGCGCGCCTCTGTACGTCTACGACCACCATTGGCGCCAGCAGTCCCTGAATGATGAGACCCGCGAGATTGCCAAGCGTCTCGGTCTCTCCGACGGCTTCCTCGATCGCCAGGGTCTCTTTTTCACCACGGTTGCAGGCGAAGAGCCCAACTATACGAAGCTCCCGAAGACAGCCCAGGATGCGATTCAGGCGCAATTTGATGATGTGCTCGCCCAGCGGTTCACCTTCATCCGCTACAATGGTTTATCCTCTGCGAATATCGCAAAGTATGTCCCTGAGGACGGTTCTAACCCGTATTCGGGTAGCGTGGTCATCATTGATGAGGTCCATAACTTCATCTCCCGAGTCATCAACGAATCGGAGCTCGGAGGCAAGCTCTACGAGCGAATCTACAACGCAACTGACTGCAAAGTGGTCGCCCTCTCCGGGACGCCCGTCATTAATCGTGCGAACGAGCTTGCCTTCCTCATGAACCTCCTCCGTGGACCGATTGAGCGCATCGCGATCCCGATCAAGTCCATTCCCACATGGGATGAGGAGAAGATGACGAGTATCCTGCGCGGGGTCCCCGACCTCGATACGGTGGAGTACAACACGCTCAAGAAGTACATCCTCGTGACCCGGAATCCTCCCAACTTCCGCAGCATCTACAACGAGAAGGGAGACCGGATGGCCGTTCAGTACAAGCCTGAGATGGTGTCGATCACGAGTCCCCAGGATTGGGTCTCCTCGTGGAAGTCCACCTTTGAGACGGAGATTGGGGGTGCTGAACTCGCGATCGATCGTGTGACGGTCGAACAGCTGGAGTGCCTGCCCTCGGACTACGAGGAATTCGCAGCGATGTTCCTCGACGGACTGCAGATCAAGAATGCGCTTCTCCTCCAGCGCCGGATTCAGGGCCTTGTCTCGTATTTCAAGGGAGCGGATGAGCGAATGCTTCCGAAGGTCATTGAGCCCGAGGCCATGCTGGAGCAGGTTCCCATGTCCACCGAGCAGTTCAATCACTACCTCGACGTTCGGTTCAAAGAGATCCAGCAGAACAAGCGTCGCGCGACGATTGGAACGGATGACAAGGAGATGAAGACCTTCCGCGTGAACTCTCGCCTGGCGTGCAACTACGCCATCCCACCCGACATGCGCCAGCTGAATGAAGATGCAGCGTCGGAGGATGCGATTCCCGACAAGGAGGTCATTCTCAACAAGCTCCGTGCAGATCCCAAGCGGTTCCTCTCCGAGAAAGCCCTCGAGACGTTCAGTCCCAAGATGCTCCGGATGCTGAAGAACGTCAAGGCCTCGATGGGAACGGCGGAGGGCTGGAACAATCAGTTCGTCTACTCGCAGTATCGCGAGCTCGAAGGCTTGGGCGTCTTTGGGGCAATCCTCGACGCCAACGGCTGGCAGGAGTACAAACTCACGAAGCAGAACAATCAGTGGGTCGAGGATCCGACCATGACCTCAGAGAAGCCTGCGTATGCCTTCTTCACGGGCGCGAAGGCGGGAGATGATGCCGAGAAGCGTGAGCTCATCCGCCAGATCTTCAACGGGAGTTATGCCCGCGATTTCCCTGCCAGTCTCAAGGCGTCTGTCGAGAGTCGGGGCAAGAAGATCCTCTGCCTGTTCATGGCCTCGTCGGCGGGTGCCGAGGGCATTACGCTCCTGAACGTCCGTCGGGTTCACATCATGGAGCCCCACTGGAATCCTGCGCGCCACGACCAGGTCATTGGACGTGCGGTTCGTATCTGCTCGCACGCAAGTCTGCCTCAGGATCAGCGCACCGTCAAGGTCAGCTTCTATGTGTCGGTCTTCACCGAGGAGCAGGCGAAGTCGACAGAGGGGTCGAACAACGTCGTGCTGGTGCGTCGCTCGGACATGGCCACCAAGCGGTATGAGGGAGATCCGTCAGACGTCTTTATGACGACCGACCAGTACCTCTATGAAATCTCGTATGAGAAGGACGTGACGACCCGGAGGTTATCCTCCTTGTTGAAATCAGCTGCGGTCGACTGCGAACTCCACAGGAAGCTCCATAGCAAAGAGACTCCTGTGGTTTCCTGTATGCGGTTCGATAGCACTGCAACGGGGGAAGATTTGGCGTATAAGCCGAACGTCAAGTCCGACGACACGGACATGACGTATCTGCGCAACATGACGAAGCGCAAACGCAGGCTTCAGAAGGTGGCGATCAAAGGGATGGTCTTTCTGATCGATCCTCAGACCAAGGAAGTCTATGATGGACCGGCGTTCGAAGATGAGCAACGCCTGCTTCGGGTCGGAGTCCTCACAACTCCGACGTCGATTGAGTGGATGCTCCCGTGAGGACCTCACGCATTCAGGAGATCCTCGAGCCATCCGTCGCAGACATTGGTCCAGGTCTTGAACGGATACGTCCTCAGCTTCGCACGGAGGGTCGGGAGCGTCTCAATTGCAGTCCGCATCGCCGTCGCGACAGAGTCCGCCGTGAAGGTCGGGGCCCATCCGCCCAGAGGCATGGCTCCCGGGAAATACGCATCATCGCCGGGAGGAATGAACACCGCAGTCGTCTCATCGAGGAAGGTGCGGAAGCTTCCGATGTCCGTGACAACCTGGGGCGCGCCCGTAAGCATGTGCTCCAGCTGGCAGAGACCAAAGCCCTCGCCGTCAGAGGTGTTGATGCCAAGATCCGCAGCATTGTAGAGCTGGTTGATACCCTCATCGCCCACGACGTTCGGAGGCGACGTATCAATGAGAACCAGGTGACTGAGCGCCATCTGGTCGAGACCTACGCGCGCAGCCTCACGCTGGAAGATCGTCGGGATGTCATAGTACGCACCGGCCTGGGGATTGATGTTCGTTGCGATGATGAGATAGGCATTCGGGTTGCTCTTGAGGACGCGGGCAAATCCGGAGAGGGTGAGATCCAGACGCTTGCGCTGGCTGTTCCGGTTCGCGTTGAGGAAGACAACGCCCGAGGCGGGGATTCCGAGAGACTTGCGGAACATCAGACGGGCATCATCGGCCAGAGGACTGAAGGTGGTCGAATCCGCAGCATGCTCGAGAATCCGCACATCCGGGAAGTCTCCGTAGGAGAGGAACTTCTGCTTCCAGATCTCCGTGAAGCAATAGACGCGGTCGGCGTGGTCGTGGATCGTCTTCATGAGGGGCTGGGCGATTCCATCGTACACCTGGTCCACATAGATCCAGAGCTTGTAGGTCGACGTCTTCTTATCGTGCTTCATCGCCTCCACAAACTTGTGGATGATGAGGGGGTCATTGTAGATCATCACGACATCCGGGCCGACCATCTCGAGGTAATCATGGATCTTGTTGAAGCCGAACCCCTCCTCCTTCGGGTCCTCGTTGGCGGCTGCATCGTACTGATTCACACCGGCGGGCGCCTTGCGATGGCTCGGAGCGTTCGGGTGGCGCTGGAAGCCGTAGTGAAAGAGCTTGACCCGAGGAGACAGGGTCGAGGCCTGCTTGAGAAGGTTATGCGCGACCTTCGAGTAGCCGGTGGTCTGATCAATATGAGTGCTGATGAGGACGACACGCATTTGAAGTCTTACGGTGCGTCGCGTATAAATCTCTTTGCGTAAGACAATGCAGATCAATTCCGCTCAAGATTACCTGACGATGAAGAAGCGCCAGCTCGTCTCGACGTCTTACTATTCGACG